TCTGCCATTAACTAACCTCCAAAAAGCTAACAATTATATGCAATCTATCTGCTGTTGTCGCTTGTGCTTTTAATATTTCACTTTCTTGTATTATAAGTGGTTGTTCTAATAATTCAACTGTTGTATTAGAGGCAACAGATTTTGCTTTAAAAAGGCTAAATACGTCTGTTTCTGCAGTAAGTGTAATATCTAAGGTATCAGCACTTCCACTATCATTACTTATTAGAATACTTTTAACAACTGTTTGTGTTGCAGTTGGGCAAGTGTAAATAGTGGTATTATCTGTAGATGTTAGGTCTGCTTTTGCATTTTTAAAATTATTAGCCAAAGAAAAATCCTTTTGCTGTTGCTTCGTTTTCGCTTTCTTGTGTTTGTGCCTGTGTGGTTCTGTTTACTTGTGTTTGTTGTATTTCTAATGCAGATACCAAATTTCTTGAAAAATCAAAAAATTGTCTTGCTGAATCTAGCGAATTTGTAAATTTATATATACTTGGTGGCTGAGGTAATCTAATCATCGCATTGAATCTTCTGTTGCATTAATTCTAAAATCACCTAAAGACCATTCATCAGTTGTGCCTGTACTTGAATATTTAACTGCTATTTGCCTGCCTTTTGCTCTTGTACTTACCTTGTCTGTTGTTTGAGTAATTGTAAAAGGTCCTTTTATAATTTCTGAGCTATTTGGAAATTTACGACACTTAAATTCTAAAAATAAATTAGTATCACTAGTTACAGTTGCATCTGGTACAATTCTGTCTATTAAGAAAGTTCTATTCCCAGTTTCGTCAATCTCAAGTTCTGAACTCTCTATAAAACAATTCATCGCATCACCATTTGCACTTGTTCCACTTTCATGGTCATATAATTTACCATCTGCATCAAATGCAAAGGGAACATTTCTAAAACCTTGTGCATCAAGCCAAACATTTCTATCTAAACTACCAACAGTCCAAACATTTTCTGCATAATTATATGTAACATAACTATCTGGTTCTGGATTATCTGTGCCTGCAGTATTATCTTCACTTACATAAAACCATGTTATTTCGTTAAATTTTTTATTTTGACCAACAAATGTTTTATCAATGTATTGTGTTTGTATTCTATTAAATACAAAATATTGTACAGTACATGGCAATTCTTGAACTGCTCCGTTATATACAAAGAAATTACTTTTGCCAATCCAGTAAACATTACCATCAACACTTATAGAGCCATTTAATGCTACCGCACCACAATTAACTGCCAATAATCTAAATGCAAAAGTAAATGGTGGTCCCACAAATGACATTCCATAGACAGCTTCATCTGTATTAATAAATGTTTCATCTTTTGTTGGTATTATAGAAACAATCTTATTGCCAACTTCAAGTCTTTGGTCTCCAGAAGTATTGGTGGCAGTAGGTGTAAAATTCGTAAAATCTTCTTGGTCTGAAAATCTTATTAACATTGGGTCTAAATCAGTCGTGCCAATTCCTGTTGTACCACCTACTATCAAATGTCTATCTGGAAAAGATATTGCTATTGTTTTATTTTTTGTTGGCACATCTGCAGAACCAACTAAACTTGAAACAAGAACGGCTCTAGTTGATTCACCTGCTGATGTATCCCAATAATATATTTCTCCATCTCTATTACTGGCTAAGAGGTCATCTCCCCATAATTGTAAAGACCACTGTGTTGCCTCTAATGCTACTGTATCACTAGTGGTATCTCTTGCTGTTCCCCAAGTATCTTCGCCCCAAGTTCCAACACCCCAACCTGTTGCAGTATCAGCACTTTGTATATTCATTTTGGCATCACGACCAATAAGATATTTAATATCTAATGCAGTTCCACCTCCAGTTGCACTACTTGTTGCCTCTGAAGGCGATTCAATAGTAAACGTATCGTCATCGACAACTGTAATTACATAACCCTCAACCCTATTAAGTGTATCTGCATCAATGCCTCCAACTGCAGTTGCCTGTTCTATGACTACAAAATCTCCATCTTTGGCACCATGCCCTGTATCTGTAACAGTTATTGTAGTTGATTCATTAACTGTTACCAATGGGTTAGACAAATTTAATGATGTTTTTCTTAAAGGTGTAATATCGTATAAAACACCACTATTTATAATATATAGGTGATTATGAGTTCCTAAGGCTATTCTATCAATACCATCATTGCTTGACCTCCAAAAGGTTGCATTTTTTGGTTTTCCCTGTGCAAGTATTTCAGACTCTGTGTTAACATTATTATAATATATCTCTTGTTCCCAACCACCTATTTTGGTTGGGTAACCATTTCTAAATCTAATTAAATTACTATCTACATAGAATGGTCCATTTTTACCTGCTGAATACTGTGTGATATCTTTTACAATACCTGCATTTAATTTTAAAAGCCTGTAACTCAAACTGTTATATTCCCCATTCTAGTACATAATCTTTCTGCTCTATTTGGAACTTGCTGAAACCATTTTGAATTTCGCATCTCAGTTTCTGCACCTTTCCAATCATGGTTAGTTACATTTTCTTTCATGCGAATAAATTTAGATAAACGAGGTCGCCCAAGATTAAACATCATATTGGCTATAATTAATTGTGCCTCATCTGGTAAAGTATAAAACTCATCATAAAGAATGGTACAATCTTCAAGTACCTTTTCAACGTCTTTTAAGAAGGCCTCATTTACCCTTTCTTCACTAACCTCTGTACCTACCTCATAATCGTTTTCTGGGTCTGTAGACCTGCATAAATGCCCAATACCAAATGTTTTATAACCAAGATGGTCTAAATACACTTCGTATTTAACACCTTCATCTTCAATCAATTCTGTTTTAAGTTGTTCAATATCCATCTAAACCTCTTTTAAAATATCTAATGCAGACCAAGCAGAATATTTAGAACCACTCAAATCAGTATCTTCCTCTTCTTGTAACTGACAAGCAGGGCATATATATCTTATTGTTTGTATAACATCTTCTCTAACAAGAATTTGTTTCTGCATATTTGTTTTGCAGTTATAACAAAATTTATTGTTACTCATTTCGTCAATCCTTTTTGTTTTTCATATGTCCTAAGTCCACCAATGCCAAGCATACCACCAAGAACTGTTAAAAGTGTACCCATATCAAACTCTGGTAATTCTGGTAATTCTGCACCTGCAAAGGTGGCACCAAATATAATCAAATCTTTTACGATAAAGTGATAGGCAAAAGCAATCGCACATACCCACCCAACTGCAGGTCGCCAACCACCTTTGAATATAGAACCAGATTGTGCCTCTGCTTTATTTATTTCTAATTGAGCAAGTAAAGCCTCTTGTGCATGTTTTTCAGACATAGTGGCTATCTCGTGGGCAAGTTTAGCTTTTTGGTCGGCATCTGGTATAAATTTATCTAATAAACCTGTAACTGGTCCTATAAGTGCCTGTAACATTTAAAACCCCACTAACTTCCACATCTTGGACATTTTCTTTTATCAAACTTACTATCTATCCATACTTTACCATAATACAATATAAATAGCCAAAAGGTAAATAAAACTCCCTCTATATAACTTAAATCATTCCAAGCATCTAAAACCATGTTTTCCATTGCAACCTCCCAACAGGTAATTCTTTACATGAATATTTAACAGGTTTCCATAAAGGGTAATATTTATGAACCTGTCTGCTTATTTGTAATACTCTTTGTTTACATTCCTCTTTTGTCTCGTAAGGCCCTCTGGTATCTTCTAATGTTTGGCAGGTATTAGGCATTGATATTGCACAAATTGTAACAAATGCCTTAAACATTATTTTTTATTCATAAAAGCACTTGCACCCATATATGCACCTACAATACCAGCACCACTAATATAAAATAAATTACTAATATCTGATAAAGCTTTTACTCTTTCTATATCAACAAAAAACATAGCCAATGTAAAACCACCCATAGCAACCAAACTAGCAGTAGCCATTCTTCTTTGTGCTCGTTGTTTCCGTAAATCATGCTCTAGTTTTTTTATTTCTGTAACGTGAGCCAACTCTTCATCTGAGACTATACCATCGCCATCGGTATCATATTCATTATATTTACTATTATTCTCTAATGATTTTTTCATTATTTATATAAATGGCTCTCCACAAAACCAAACAACTAAGGAATATCTAACTCCTTTTGTTACAGGTCGCACTCTATGCAATATATATGATGGAAAAACGATAACTGTTCCTGTTTTTTCTTTTATTAATTGTTTATTTTCAAAAAATTCAAATTCTCCACCCTCGTAATCCTCGTTTAAAACCACTGTCATAGATAATTTTCTGGTCTTATTATAAGATTCAGATTCTTTAATTGCTATATCTCTTGTAAATCCGTTCCCGTCTTTATGAAATTCGTAAAATCCACCCTCTTCATATTTAGTAATTTGCATCGCTTGGGCACAATCAAGCTGAAATTT